GTGTGCATGTGTTGCGGAAGTTGAGGGAAACACACCACATAGATGATTATCCTAATAATCCTTTGAATCGTAAGGTTCTTAAAAGGAAGATTGTTTCAATCATGAGAGAGAAGAAGCCTGACATTCGAGATGTTGATATTTTTATACACGCTGATCTAATTGTGGAGATGTTTTTCTGTCCAACTAGTATGGACATAGATTGCTTGCGTATGAGATATTGTACTGCTGCAATTGATAGGAAATGTGAGTACAAGAGACCAATTTGGATTGTATCTTGGTCACGTTTCCTTCAGGGTAAATCCTTATGGGTTTATCCTGAAAATAATGTTCAATGAGGGGGCCCTGTCGCCGCACTTGGTCGTGAAACTAAATCAAATTTAGACATGACAAGGGTACAAGTGTGGTATGATAGGGTCCCTTTGAAGGAAGTTGTGTGTACTACATTTTTAGGAGTAGGACGTAATACAGCAGTTTCCTTCTTTAATAATTCCATACATAATCTATCCCAAGCCGTAGAAGCACGTGCTTTTCGGCGGAAAGTTGGAGGTGTGTGGAGTTACATTGATACTACTCCACATGAAATCGGGTTATATTACCGATTTTGTGGTGACAGCCCCTATTGTGATTTTGAAAAGCGATTTGATAATTTTGTAGTTGATATCGCCCCTATGACTGATATAGATTTTATACAGCACTATAAGGGCCGTAGGCGAATTGTCTATCAAAATGCTTATGATAGTTTACAACAGGAACCGTTGTCATTGGCTGATGCTAATTGCAAATGTTTTCTTAAGAAAGAGAAAGACATACCAGAAGATAAAGATGATGCAATCCCCAGAGTTATTACTTTCCCTGACCCTAGATATGGTCTTTGTTTTGGAAAGTATATAAAAGCGATTGAACACGCTTTCTTTGATTGTATAGATGGTGTGTTTGGCTCTAAAACAGTTATGAAAGGTTTGAATTATAGTGAAGTTGGGAAGGAAGTAAATAGAAAATGGTCTCGGTTCATACGACCACGTTCTATTGATGGTGATGTATCACGGTTGGATAGTTCTATTAGTGATGAAGCCTTAAGACTTTACTACCATTTTGCCCGTAAATTCTTTGATTATAATGATTCTGAGGACCTTAGAAAACTTTGTGATATGCAGTTGGGTGTTGAAGTAACGGGTAGGAGTAAGGATGGTTCATTAAAGTATACATCGACTGGTCTGGGATCAGGTCAAATGAATACGTCTCAGACTGGTGTATTTATAGTTTGTTATATTTTGTACATTTTTATTAAAGATTTGGACTTAGATCTGGAGGTTGTGAATTGTGGAGATGATTTCACTGTTATTGGTGAAGAAAGTGATATATTAAAGTTTCAGAAATATAGTATATATCATTTTCTACAATTCAACATGATTCTTAAATTGGAACAGGTTGTGGAAGAGATAGAGGGTATAAATTTTTGCCAAACACATCCTGTTCTTATTAATGGTGAATACAGGATGTGTAGAGATCCATTCACAGCTTTAGTTAAGGATTCGACTTCCATTGATAATTTATCCTCACCTGCCTTACAGGGGGCCTTTCTTAAAGCTATCTCAGAATCAGGCATAGCCACACATGGTGGCATGCCTATTTTTCAAGATGTATATATGATGTTTTCAAGATCATCTAGGTACTTCTGTGATAGATCTAAGAGAAGACAACGCCGAGCTGCTAAAAGGTTTAAGCTAACCAATCATTCTATGTTATATTGGGGGAAGAACTTAAATTGTAGATATAAACAAGAGATACCTGACGAAACTAGATTTAGTTTTTATCTTGCATTTGGCATAGATCCAACCATGCAGAAATATATTGAATCTTATTACCAAGATTTCGTCATATCTTCTTCCCATTCGAGACTGGATCTCGGTGACAAGTTTGATTGGAACAATATTCGTCTGTAATGACGTTAATCTATACCCGTCACATGGACGTTAAGCTGAGTTAGTGGACTCCTTCCACTATTGGGTTGCACATTTAAGGACCAAAACGTTTGTCTATGACTGTAAATATTTACGTGCTAAACAGAATGCCGAGAGACTGCACGGATCCTCGTTAGATATGTGTGATGAACAGTCCCGTTTTGGCTTGCGGTATCCAATACAATGCCAAACAAAAGTAAAATTCAATTTAAATCAAAGAAACAGGTTGTGAAACCAAAGAAAACTGCAACTGAAAAAGCAGTAGTCAAAGCTCCCAAAGAAGATTCTCTCGGTAGACAGATACTTAAAGC